ATTTTTGCTTGGGTGCCAGTCTAAAACTGTCATCTACGTACAGTCTAGATGCATGGGCAAAATCAGCCAGATTACCTTTTGGATTCAATGCACCTTTAAGTACGTTGTCTAAAAAACCTTTTAATAAATTTGCCATATACAGTATTTATGTTATGTAAAAATGGTGGGTCACAGAATAAAAAAGGGGCCGTAGCCCCCCTTTTAAATTTATAAATGCGAATGAAAATTATGCACCGCCGCCTGTAATTAGAGTATTTGTTGTTCTACCTACTGCTGTTCCTACTCCTGTTCCCTGTGGAGTTTGGATTGCGTTGTCATATCTCAATGATAGCGTTACAGTAACTGGATCGCTAGTACCGTATGCTAACTGATTGTAGTTTGCTGACTCTACGTAGCAACCATACAATTCAAATGTTTCTAAAACGTTAACAACATTGGCACCGTTAGCACCATCTGTAATTTCTATTCTAGTAACAAATTTGTAGTCTGAACCTGATGCCGCCGCACTTTGTTCAAAGAAATCGAATTGTTTCTGTAATTGTTCACCAACTAATTTTTGTACGTTGTTAGATACATCTTCTCTTAAAGTCAATGTTACTGCTTCCCATGTGTGTTTACCAGCAAGATATACTTTAGAATTGTATACGTCGATAGTTGTTGTTTCAAATGATAAATTAGGTCTTGTGATATCTACTACTTGTTTTGTTAACTCAGTTGTAGGTGTTGATACACCAAAGTTTTCTAAACTTACTCTAAAACGATATTGTAATTTAGGCATTAACAGACCTTGATTAGAAGCACTTTGGCTACTATTCAATGGAACTGTAAGTTTTGATAGTGTAGATATACTCATTTGTTTCTCCTATAATATTTATCTTATTATAATCCTGCTATTTCGCCAGTATTTTTCAATCTTAACGGTATGTAGATGAACTCAACTGCTTTGACTGGTTCAATAGCAATATCTAAGTACAACTCGTTTCTGTCTATTCTTGTAGGTGTGTTGTTTGATTCGTCACACACTACTAGGAAGTCAAAAATTGCTCTGTTACCTACAAGTTCTAATAATAAACTTTCTGCTTGTGCCTTGATTTCATCTCTTGTGATTTTATCATTTGGCTCAAACACAAATGGTCTTGCAAGTTTGTTCAATTGACTTCTTAGGTAAATTACTAATCTTGATACGTTAATTCTATCTAAAGAACTTGTACCAGCAAATCTAGTTTTTTGTCCGTAGTTTACTAAACCTGCACCTGTAATAAACGTAATTGGGTTAACTTTGTTTGTGTATAAAGTGTCTCTTTGACCTTCGTTCAATGCTGTTGAAACAAATTCACCTTCTGCGTTGATGTAACCTGTTGAACTTGCATTTGTAATACCACCTCTTCTTGTTCCTGCTGGAGCAAACCATGGGAAAGAAACTTGATCGCTTAATGCAATAGTTCTTAACATCATGTGTGATGCTGGTACAACAATGTTGTTTCCAAAGTTGTCACTTGTTAATCCTGATGGATAAAACACACCCAAGTATGAGTTAGTTGTAACTAAACCGTTGTCGTTGTCTTCAACTGCTTGGTTAACGTTAGTTGCCCAGTTGGCTAAAGAAGTTGCATCAGGTGTTAATCTCATTGGTGAGTCACCAATTATGAACGCTGATAATCCTCTGTCGCTGTTTAATGAGACCATTTCACCAATCAACTCTGGATAACCTGGAGTTGCCATTACGTTGAATATTCTTGATTCATCGTCTCTGATATCTTGGTTGCTGTTAACTAATGCTTGTAAGCCTTGTACAACAACTTTTCTTTGTGCTTTTCTTCCGAAAGAACCTGCACCGTTAGCCTGGTTAGCAGATTCAGTTACCCATCTGTGTGGATAATAAGCAGACATACTTGCACCACCTTGTCTTAGGTTAGTTGCTGTTGTGTCAATACTGTTTCTTACAAATTTTTTAACATTGAAACCTGAACGTCTTAAGTTCCATAACAACATTCCTTTTGGATATAATGCTGGATCTGGAGCATCTGGATCTAAGAAGTCACTTGATAATAATTCTGCAATAGTGCCTGATGGAGCAACTGTTGAAGTTCCACCTGAAGTTCCAAATCTTGCATCAGCAAACAATATTCCGTTTTCTGTTGTTTGATCTGAATTGTCTACTTCTTCCCATTTTAGACTGTTTGCATTCCATCTGTAGATGTCTGCATATTCTTCTAAATTTGCTGTGCTTATCCATAGGTCATTTTCAACAAGTGCTGTTCCATCTGATTGTGTAGTTGGAGCAGTTGCAGAAACTTGTGGACCTGCTGGATCTGTACTTGCATAAACGTTAGTGTAACCGTTCCATGTCGTACCGTTGTGTACCATGATGTCAACTTCGTCAACAACCGAACTGTACCATAATTGTCCGTTTGTAGTTAATGAAGTTACTGCGTTTGCACTTGCAGTATAACTTAACACTTTCCAGTTACTTGCTCTGAATTGTTTTGGATTTGTTGCGGCAGTTGTTCCTGGCTCAAATCCTAAATTTGTTGAAGTGTTTGTTAAACCAATTGCTTCAATTAAACCGTTTGTATCAGTAATTTTAAATTCACCACCATCATTGTGTTCTATTACAACTCTGTTTTGTGAATCAACACTTGCTACAATGTTTGTAAATCCTGCACCGTTGATACCACCTGCAATAACGTCAGCATCTGCGGCATTATTGTTTGTTGTAACCGTTACAGTGATTCCACTGTTTAATGTTTCTTGACCTACAATTGATTCTGCAATCGTAAATGATTTACTACCAGCACCTTGACCTGTTGCAACCGCTGATGATGTGATTGTTGTGTTACCTGCATTTTCTCTTCTTTGTATAATGAAATCTATTTCAGTTGTTCCGTTACCTGAATTTACATAAAGGTCTCCAACTGCAATATTTCTTCCGCCACCTGATCTATCTAAATTGTATAATGCACTTTCGTTTGAAGCGTAGATAGGTGAACTTACAGTTTCCCAAAGTTTTGTTGTGCCGTTGAATTTTTTAACACTCCATTTAGCACCTAGGTTCGGATCAGTTGTTTTGAACCATAATGAACCTGTTGGTCTTGGATTTGCGTCACTTGATTTGAACGCTGGTACTGAAGTGTGTGCCGCTACTTCTACTGCTGGCACATAGTAAATGCCTGCTGTGATTCCTAAAGCAGTAGCAATAGTCATTGTACCATCTGCTATTTGTACTTTGTTATCGTTTGAACCGTTGTAATGAATGTCTAATTTTCCACCATTTGCTCTTGCAGATAAACCTGAAACACCAGCACCGCTGATATCACTTGCTATATCTGTAACTGTTGTACCACTTGCTGTGATTGTAGTAGTCACACCATTTATTGTAATTCCGAAGTTTTGACCACCTGTGATAGTACCTGGAGTACCACCTGCTATTGTTGGACTTGATGCAACCCAAGCCGCTGAACCTACTGCAACCCAACTTCCGTCGTATTGTTTGTAGTATACGTCATTGTTTGTATCTGTAGCCGTAATCGCATAGTCACCAATTGAACCAACTGAAGTTTTTGGTGCACTTCCTAGTCCTGATGATAATTGTGTAGTTGATGTGATTACTGTTGGAATTTTGTTTGTGAATGATTGACCACCTGTTACAGTTGCCGCTGATCCGTTCCATTGGAATATACCAAATCTTGAACTTGCTGTGTCGAACCAATAAGTTCCAGATGCTGGATTTGCCGCTGGTGCAGTTGCACTTGCTTCTAGTTGACCTAGATCTACATCTGCTCTAACAACGAATGCTCTGTTGCTTACACCTAGTAATGAATATGCCGCTTGTAATCCAAACTCATTAGTTTCACCGCCATGAATTGGATTGTTACTTGCGTCTGTTTTGAATACTGGATCTCCAAATGTTTCTGCTAATTCTCTTTGAGAAGTCATTAAGAACACTTTACCGGCATTTGCCGCTGTTGTTCCTGATGCTATTCCTGTTCCTGTGCTTGATGTTTTATCTTGTGCTGTCGCAACAAAGATCATTGGCACCGTGCCTGGTTCGGCTGGTGTGTAAAAACTTTCGTCAATTACGCTGACTTGTACTCCTGGTGAAACTATTGCCATTTGTTAAATCTCCTAGTTTTATTAAAAACTTTTTGTATTGTTTGTATTTATGTAATAATGTCAAAATGCACCAAATTAATAGGTATGAAAAAGGGGTGGTAAAGGGCAGGTAAATACGTGTATATGAGACCTTTATGCAATAAATGTAACGAAAGACCTGCCGCAGTAAACTATAAAAAGGGCAACAAGACTTACTATAGACGTTTATGTGAAATGTGTTTGCGGTATGGTGGACCTAGTGGTTATATGCCCAAATGGTATGTTGCAGGATATAGACCTAAGCAACAATGTGATAAGTGTGGGCACAAAAGCGAGTACAAA